GCTATTATTGAACAGCGCATGGCCCCCGTTAATCAGTTTTTGCAGCAACAGCAATTTGCACAGCAGCAATCGCAACTGCACAACGAGCAAAATGCCGCGCACTCGGTGACAGAATTTAGCAATTCAGCAGAATTTATTAACGATGTACGCATGGACATGGCGGATTTGTTGGATATGGCAGCGCAGCGCGGGCAAGAGCTATCGCTAGAAGATGCTTATAAAAAAGCCTGTGCAATCCATCCCGAGGTATCAAAAGTCTTAGCAGAGCGCGACAACCAAGCACGGATTATGGGGACACAAAACGACGTTGCCGCTAAACGTGCCGCCGCCTCTGCTTCTATTACTGGTAGACCGGCAGGGCAGGCAGCGGGTAATGCCGGTATGTCTTTGCGCGACTCGATAGCCGACGCATGGGATAGCCAGCAAGGGTAGTTGACATAGCGTTTAAACGTGATAAGTGTGGTTGCTAGAAGCCCAGCGAAAGCAGTTTCTAGTACACCACATAACCAATATCCCAGCTTTTATGCAGATATTGAGGAGCACCTAAAAAACGGCCCAGCGAAAGCAGTTGTTTGAAGGGAAAAAACCTTAATTTTAATTCTGTATAAAGGATATTTATATGTCATTCGCTAACGCAAATATTAGTGATATCGTCGCAACAACTATCGAATCTCGTTCTAAGAAAGTTGCCGATAACGTCACTAACAATAACGCACTTCTCGATAAGCTATCAAAAAAAGGGAAAATTCGCCCTTTCAGCGGTGGTTATCAGATCATGCAAGAACTTTCCTTCGCTGAAAACAGCAACGCTGGGTGGTATTCAGGCTATGACCTGTTGCCTGTAGGTGTTTCAGACGTTATCAGCGCTGCCTCTTATGATATCAAGCAGGCCGCCGTACCTGTTGTCATTTCTGGTCTTGAGCAGCTTCAAAACTCAGGCAAAGAGCAAATGATTGACTTGATGGAAGCTCGACTACAGGTCGCAGAATCCACGCTAGCCAACCTGATCGTCACCGGCCTTTATGGCGACGGCACGGCGGCAGGCGGCAAGGCGATTGACGGTTTAAACGCCGCAGTACCTATTGATCCAACAGCCGCAGCTTATGGCGGTATCGACGGAAGCACGTTCACTTTCTGGCAGAATGCAGTAAGCGATAATGCCGCAGCAGACGTGACCAAAGATACCATTCAGGGTTTGATGAACGGCCTTTGGGCGCAGCTAGTTCGAGGCGCTGATCGTCCAGAGCTGATCATGTGTGACAACGTGTTCTGGACAACTTACATCGAGTCGCTACAAGCCCAGCAGCGTTTCAACGACACGAACTCTGCCGATGCAGGCTTTATGTCAGTGAAATATATGGACGCAGATGTAGTGCTTGATGGTGGTATTTATAACCCTAGCGGTGGCGGTGCTGATGCTGGCACGGCTTATTTCTTGAACTGTGACTATCTCCATTATCGCCCACACAGCGCTCGAAACATGGTGCCTTTATCACCTAACCGTCGCTACGCCACCAACCAAGATGCCGAAAGCCAAATCATCGCGTTTGCTGGCAACTTAACAACTTCTGGCCGTCAATTCCAAGGCCGATTTGACATGAATGGCTAGAGCGAAAGGGGGGCTTAGCCCCCTTTTTTATAGTTTACTTCATTAGATCAGAGGAGTGGAAGCAATGAGCTTACCAAGCTATTTTTTAGACGATTCTGTCGTGGCATTCCGAAAGCTGGAAGTACAAGACAGCAGCCCCAGCGTTGATTTTGCTGGCGGCATGAACGCTGGCGGTTCTAATAGTTGTGGCATAGGTATTAATGAAAACGTGCCCGATTTGGTGGGTACACCGCAGCAATTTACGCTTGATGATCAAAAAGAACAGCCCCGAACGCCGCAAGATAGTCAGGCAATCGGCGGCATTGCTTTGGGCGACGGACTGTCGACAACCAACGTGCCTTTGCAATTCGGTGCAAACTCCGCTGGAGGCACGGGGATTATGATACCGGTTGGAACCTGTACATTGGTCGATTTAGCGGCTGGCTGGTCTGTAGCTTAAGGAGTTTTATTATGGCGGGAATACAGAACCCTAATGCGCCAACATCGTTTTATGATGCTCAATACATAGCCGCTAGATCGACCGAGATACCCAGTGCCAATTGGCAAGATGGTTTAAATCGTGGTGGTTCTTGTTCGAACGGTATCGGCATAAATACCGGTGATTACAATCCAAAAAATCAGGATTGGTGGCGCGCCAATGCACCAGAAGAAGCTATATCTGGTTATATCGGCATTGATTCTGGCCCACAAGGTCTTGTGACAGCCCTTGATATTAATGACGGCCAGTGGAAGCGCGTTGCTTTTGTACAGCCAAATTCTGACACTCCAGACGGGGGCGTTTTAATTAATTATTTAGCAACCGATGTAATTAACCGAACCGGCGAAACCGTGCCAAATGGTCAGTGGGTTTGGGGCATTATGAGCACCTAAAACGGCAAAATGTGCATTTTTCCGATGTTTTGCCGTACAAACTTAAAAAAATAACCGCTAACAGCGGCCAACAATCACCACGGGGATAATTGACGATGCAAACAGCAGACTTTGATCACAACCATTTCACGGGCAGCGGTGCCAGTGAAGCCGACAAATCTTTACTGGTTAAGTTTTTTTTAAAGCCCCGACAGAACAAGGCGGCCACAGCAAAAGAAGGTCGACCAATTTTTAACGATGTTGAATATGTCGATATTAAACTGGCAGGTAATCGTGGAGCAGGTGCTTGTCGACCCGCTACAGACGGCGATAAGCAACGATTCCCTGAGCACTACGCGAAGTTTAAACAGCGCGTGGATACGGAATTGGACGAAGGTACACCGCTGCTAGAGTGGGCACCTTGCTCACGATCACTAGCGGAGGAGCTGGCCTTTTTTCATGTGAAAACCGTCGAACAGCTAGTAAATATGGCCGATACACAAGTATCTAAGTTTATGGGCCTAACTGCACTGAAAGAAAAGGCTCGCCTTTGGCTGGAAAGCGCCGAAAAAGAAAAGCCTATGTGGGAAATGGATCAGCGCATCAAAGAGCTTAGAGTCGAAAATGATGAGTTACGCCAATCAGTACAATCACTGATTCAAGAATTGAAAGGTGATAGTGAAGAGTTGACCACAGCACAGAAGAAGCGAAAAAAAGCACGGGCTATTAAGGCCGCCGAGACTAAATCGGAGTAACTAAATGCCAGCTACCACGTTGACGACAGCAAATAACATTATCAATCGGGTGGCGGCAGAAATAGGCTTGCTGCCCGAGGAAAACGCTTACGCATCAAGCGATCCGGCGTTTATTCAGATGAAATACTTGCTCAACGTGGCCGGTGAGGAATTACTCATGGCTACTGAATGGGAGCTTTTAACCAAAGAGCACTCGTTCGTTACTCAGCAAGGCGACTCTGGCGATTATCCACTGCCCGCTGATTTTTTCTCGATGATCAATCAGACAGGATGGGATCGCACAGAGAATGTGCCGTTAATGGGCGCGTTATCACCGCAGCAGTGGCAATATTTATTAGGCCGCGACTTAGTAAGCCAAACTATTTACGCTTCTTTCCGCTTAAATGAAGGGCTGTTTAAACTTTTTCCCCAGCCACCGCCAACAGGGCTGGATATTCACTATGAGTATGTCACTAAAAACTGGGTTCAAGACGGAACAAACCTCACCAGTTATAAAGATGAGATAACTTCGGGCGCGGATATCCCCTTGTATGACAAAACCCTCATTTCACGTTATTTGAAGGTTAAAATGCTAGAGGCCAAGGGCTTTGATTCTACTAAAGCGCAAGACGATTTCAATCAAGTGTTCTCTTTTTTAACAGGCCGTGATAAGTCACCCCCTACGCTAAATGCGGGCGGTGGCGGCGGTTTCCCTTATCTTGACTCATTCCGCAACCTGCCTGACACCGGCTATGGTGGTGTGTAATGTCATTTGGTGTGCCTACAGCTAAAACATTTATACAAGGCAGCCCGCAAGTGACTGAGGCGGCGCAAATCCCCGCGCCCATTGCAGGCATGGACACGCGAACAATATTGGCGCGATCTAGCCCTTTAAACTGTATTTATGCCTACAATCTCACGCCAAAACAATACGGGCTTAATGTCAGAAAGGGTTATAGAGAGTGGCAAATTGATATTGATAGTGTGGTGGGCACCAGTGTTAACACGATTATACCGGTAGGCGGCACAGACGACGACAGCACCGATGATCGCTTGTTTGCAGTCACGAATGAAGGTATTTGGGACGTAACCGCAGAAGCTCAAACCCCCGTACTATTAATCGATTTCAGCGACCCGCTTAATGGTGGTGATACCGGCCCGAAAGCTGGTTACGGCGTTTACACGCAATACACTACTGATGCCGATGAGCAGATTGTTTACTATGCTGACTCTATTAACGGCTTATTCACTTACGATGTAAATGCTTTTACATGGGCAAGAGCAAGCGGTATTAGTGGCCCCGACATAGACAGAATCAACTTTGTCGCAGCCCACAAAAAGCAATTGTGGTTCATCGAACAAGATGCGTCGAGCGCTTGGTACTTACCACAGGGTTTCATTGCTGGCGACGCGCTAGAGTTCTTTTTTGGCTCTAAATTCAAAAATGGGGGCAACTTAGCTGGCCTGTTTAGCTGGTCGGTTGATGGCGGCGAAGGTATCGATGACTATTTTGTCGCGGTTAGCCGTGCAGGCGATGTAATTCCTTACAAGGGCACTGATCCAGCGACGATCGATACGTGGAGTAGCCAAGGCTTATATTTTATTGGCGCTTTGCCTGTTGGTAATAGGTTTGCAACAGAACAGGGCGGTAATTTAGTTATTTTATCTTCCTACGGCCTTATATCGATGGACGACTTATTAAGAGGTGTCGACTCTAAGGATATTAACAGCGGCTCTTATACCCTGCCGATTGCGGCTTTAGTCAGGGGGGCAATGGAACAGCAGCGGGAGCAAATAGGCTGGGCCGTTCGCTATGTGCCATCACAAGGCGCACTGGTAATCACAAGGCCGCAACTCAACGACAGCACATATCAGCAGTATGTCTATGACATAACGACTAATGGCTGGGGTATTTGGCGCGACCTGCCCATTAATTGCATGGATGAATGGCGAGGGGTGGTGCGCTTCGGGACTAAAGACTTGCGAGTCACTGCAATGGACGTAACTTTGGATGACGTACAGCTTAACCCGCCGCCACCACCGTTTATCAACGGTAAAAAAATAGATTTTTCGGTGCTTACGACATACCAAGATTTAGGCGCACCGGCCCAGTTTAAACGCGGTAAATATGTCCGCGCAGAATTTGTGGCGACCGTTACGCCTACACAGGTAAGTAAATTTCATTACGACTTTAACTTAGAAGAAGCGACCAACAATAATTTAAAGACTTATCAGGAGGGGGCTTTTTGGGATATCGATACTTGGGATGCCGCCGTATGGTCTTCTTCATTGCCGGAAGGTAAAAACCAGCTTACCGGTGGCTGGGGAATGGGCCGCAACATCGCTATCGCCATGCGTGGTACGGCTAATTCAGATACGACCTTAGTTGGCTGGAACATCATGTGGGACAAGGGGAACCCAATTTGACGATTATTAGCAGAGAATTTATTGGGCAGTACGACTGGGGCTGGGTTCAACAGCAGATACCCCTTGTTCGTGTGCAAGACACCTGCGGCATGATGTTTATCGATGAAGAGACAAACAAAACGGTTGGTGCCGCGATTCTTGATACTTTCCGCAATACTAGCTGTCACGGCCATTTGATATTCACCGATAATATGCGCGACAAGAAGGTGGCGCTGGCGAAAATCGCTGAAATGGTTTACGAAACGTACAGTTGTAATATTGGCTACGTGACGATAGCAGCAAATAATAAAAAATCATTAGACCTCTGCAAGTTCCTTGGTTTTAAGCATAAAACGAACTTCAAAGACGGTTATGCCGATGGGATTGATTACATTTTAATGGAATTAAACAAGCATGATTGTATGCAGCTAATTAAAAAACTAGAGGTGGCGTAATGAGTCGTAGAGGTAGTAGTCAAACAGGATATATGGCCCCACCACAAAAACCGACAGGCCGTGGGCGTCGTATGCCGTCTGTGATGGAAGCTTACGAAAACGATGTGGCTCGTTATGAGCAACAGCAACGCGACTTGATGGCAGATACGCTCGGGTATGAAATCACAGCACAAGGCATATCTAACAAAGACGGGGTTGGTAGTCAGTTAATACCGGCACCGCAAAATGGTGGTCACACCCTGCAACAACTTGCAGATTTTAACCGTATGCCACAACAAGCCAGACCGGCGCAAGGTAGGCCACCAGCACCGGCCAGCCAAGCTGGAGAAATGCCAAACTTCAATGGAGGCGGCAACCCTTTTGCGAAATACGCCAAAGAAGCCGGTTTGCGAGATTTTGGCGGGACACAGGCGGCGCAAGCCAAAGCATTGCGAGGTAATGGAAATGGGTAGTGGTGGTGGTGGTGGT